TGCCGATATAAAAGTCCACGGAATGACCCCTAAACAGGTCGTAGAGGCGTGCATAGCAGCGGATATACCCTATCATCAAATCATTGAAGAATTCGGCTCTTGGACGCATATAAGCGTTCCTAATAGCCTTTCTGAAGCACCTCTAAAACAAGCCCTTACAATTGACCGTAATGGAACAAGACCTTTTAAATAAAAAGAACCCCGCCGAAGCGGGGCTAAAGGAGCAACGATGATTCATTGGGTCTTAGGCGAGCCTGCTGCCTCAGTCCCCGTGGGGAGTACTGAAAAGGATTCTAATAATCCCTAGATCAATGACGAAATGAGACTCGTCATCGAAACTAGGAACATACTCAAACCCTACGCTAAATCCAGTAATAAAGTGTAGGTTAATTATCATTTTACTGGGCAAGCTCCGCTGGCACATTCGTCGCCACCATCAAAAGCAGCTTCATCAATGTGTGTGATTAATCGTGTAGAAGCCACGAGTTCGTCATACTGCTCTTTCGTGATTTCCTCCAAAGGCGCTTGATGGAAGCCGTGTTCATTATGTAGCAAGAATGACAAGGACTTGTGATTGTTCTTGTAGTTCTTCGCTAAATACTTCTTAATCTCAGGCAATTCCTCTTTGCGATAGTACACAGTGCAGGATACGCTATTGTCAGACCAGTTAGCCTGTAACCACTTCACAACTTCCAACTGATCGATAGCGGTCATCTCCGCAGCAATCTTTGTCCCTTCAGGATAGCAGAATGGGAATGACACCACCATTGTGCTGTGATCTTCAGAGCCATCAAAGTTACGCTGATACTCGACAGGATAGCCATGCTCACGACATACCTGCACCAAGGCATGATCGGCAGCTATGCGAATGCGACGAATCATGTATTGTGAGTATGCTGGGTGACATCCTGAAGTAACACCGGGCAGGAGCGATAAAGTACCGCTAGGCTTAACCGTTGTCAGCTTGACAGACTCAGGGAAACCATGTTCATGGCTGTACTTAAAGTCAAATTCACGCAGACGACGATAGGTGTCGTTGAGCCAGCTACGCTGCTCGTCAGTCGCTTGTAATACACCAGTAACACCAATTCCCATCCTCATATTCTTATGCACGATGTCTTCAGTCTCTTTCAAGTGGCAAGGCAGTGCCAAGCTGTGCTTGTTGATACGATAGAGAATCTTACAAACATCAATTAGCTCATCTTTGCTCTCGATGTTAGGCAGATATACTTCTGCTAAACAACAAGTTTCATAAGCAGCCAAAGACTGTTCAGCGCATGGATTGTAACCCATAACATCAGGATCAGGATAGTCAGTCTCACCAAGACGACCAATTTTACGGGAAAGTTTAAGATTGATAAGACCGTATGGCTCTCCTTTGCCTTCGTATCCGTCCCAGAAGTATTCGTGTAGGTCTTTAATATCGCTGCAAACAACAGAATTATTAGACATAGCTCTCCAAGAAGGAATATTCCCCATGTCCCAGCGCTTAGCAAGTAGATACTCAACATCGTCAGGGTCTCCTATTGCAATCTGAGCAGAACGGCGTACATTACCAGCCACGACAATAGAACCGATAATGTTCATGATGTCAAGGCAGTCAATCGGACGCAGTTTCTTACCTGCTCGTTTCTCAAGAATGTTACTAATCTTAGCAATACCGTCGCAAAGGTCTTCAGGACCTGACGCAGTGCCGCCAAAGCCCTTGATAGGCGCTCCACGCCCACGAACAAGGATGGTGCTATAAGTAAAGGTTGGGTTTGTGTCCGCTAGAAACGCCGCTTTGAGCGTTTTGCCGAGAAGTTTGACCCAGCCCTCTCTGGAATCAGGAACGATAAAATCAGCATCAGCGGTAGTAACACGAGTAGGAGCGCTAAAGTTAGAGTTGACCGGAGGAAGTTTATCAACATATTGCCTCTGAATGTTATAGCCAACGCCTGAGCCAAGCATTAGCAAGTCCATCGCCCATGTAAAAGGACGGACTGGTTGATCGATGACAGTAAATGCACAGTTTTGTAGACTAGCTAATCCTAGACGACCAACTGTGTCTGTCCCCATTTGCCACAGGAATCGTCCAGCAACAGTGCCTTTCAATTCCAACAAGTATTTCCGTAGACGCTCTTGCTCATCAGCGTCAAAGCCGCAGTTTAACTGATCGTTAGCTGCTTTAATAACCCGTTCAACGGTGTCGGTAAACTCTTCTGTTTTTGATCTTGGATCTGCTTCATCTAATCTCCTTGCGTATGTTCTTTTATAGGTAATGTATCCGACGGTGCTAAAGGGTGTGTTATAGGTCATTCGACTTCTCTTTCTAGTTTATCAAAATTGTCTTCAATTAAATCTGTGAATCTCTCCACGAGGTCTTCAGAGGAGATTTCAAGCAATTCGAGTAAATCAATCTCGTCGATCTGCTTTAATCGATCTTTGATCTCAATCAATGTTAACGCCATGGGGAACCTTTAAGTGTATCATGAATAGTACTTTTTGTCAATAGTTTCATAGTTCGCAATGAGAAATTCTATGTAATGTTTAGCTTTTTCAAGGTCTTGTATGCCGCTTTTGTATGGAAAGCGAAGTGTGTACTTAATCACATTAGCACTCCAAGGATCTAGTCCATAAGCCATCATAATGTCCCAAGGCTGGATTTCTGCCACTTGGTAGTGGTCGCCCCCAACCTGCTTGCGATCGGGGCTTACAGACTCGTTTATGCGGTCTATATAGTCTTTTAATTGCATTGCTTCACCTCGACAGACGATTTGATAGATTTTGTAGACTGCGACCAAGTTCCGCAACTACGGCACTGATAACGCTGATAGGTTCCGGTAGCTGAGATTGCAGTCCCCCTCCTTTGTAGGCTAGATGAGCTACAGTTAGGGCAAACATGACCGTCACGAAAGAGGTTATGATTAGGATGAGACTTAATCCAAGGAAGAAGATTCCCGTAAAGATTCTCAAGTAAGACCACATCCTGAATATTATACTTCTCCATCCGTTTCCACGCATCTTTATCTCCATTCATACATTTAACCCAAAGCTCATGACCCTCATGCTCATGCTTCTTGCCGAGGTTCAATCGCTGTGCTACATAATCCAACTTGTTACTAGGAAACCTAAAGTTGCTACGAACAACACGCAATAGGTCAATCTGTTTATAAGGTGATGGTGGATTAAAACTATGTAGTAAGAATTCCTTGTTAAGAGTAGGAATATCAAACTTAGTACCATTATAGTGAACCACAGCGTCTGCATCGTTGAGAAGATCATGGATTCCTTTCAGCATCTTTTTAGGTTTAGACTTATGCACGGAATCGAACATAACTTGCTTATCGCCGTACCACTTTGCTGCATAGCATAAAACATAAGAAGACTCCATTAACTGATTGATGCTGACATTCTGTTGCCACAGACCCCAAACATGGGCTGTGTTAGGACTAGACTCAATATCAAGCAAGAGGATTTTCATGACCAGTTATGCTCCTCATCTTGTTTGTTAAAGTCAAATTCAGGTTGTATAAAGTCCTGTTCTAAGAAAGCAGCCCAAGCCTCTGCTGGAATAGCGTGTTCGTGCGCCCGATCGTAGAAAGTTGTATTGCTGGCAATGAATTTAATTTTGTCAGTAACATTGTAACCGCAACGAGCAGAGACAACATCAGCACACATCAAGATAATATCCATCCACATAGGTTCGTCATCAAAGTCACGAGTACGAACAATACAGTATTCGTTGTCCATAAGTTCAATCTTTACATGAAGCATTTTTTCTTCCTTTCTTAGGTTGAAACTGATCGTTAAACTGATCAATTGTTTTGCGTAGCATTGCATTAAATCCGTACTCAATCATAAAACAACGCTCATCTTCTGTCATGTCTATCTGAAGATCAGCGCCACCGTCTTTACGCTCTTTCATTTCTAATATCTTCATTACTTCCTCGCTATAATATCAAAGAATACTTCTGCATCTAAAACTACTAAAGGCTTTTTACCGTTTTGCTTGACGACGGCAACTGGTTCATGGCTACCGTGTGTCTTCGCTTGTTCGTAATAATTATACACTGCTACCTTTGCTAGGCTCTTACATTCAAACTGATACGGAATTAAGTCTCTTGCCGCTGGACTTAGCTTGATGTCTTCCCCTCCGGCTCCCATTGATGTGCTTGCGAGGTCGCCTTGGCGTAGTTGTGGAAATCTTTTTTGCAGTTGCTCCACCACCCACTTTTGCAGGTTTCTTCCCTTTGCCTTTGCTGATTGGGGCTTCATCTTTTGTTTCCTCTAACTGTTGCGTTAATATCCACGACTTAGGAATACTAATACGATTGTTGCACTCATGATCCGATACTGTTCCTGCGACACAGATTGCATCATCTGTTTCTCCGACAAGAAATCCTACTGTAACGCAATGTGCGATGTCAACTTTTGGTTCATCCCATCCTGCGTCGGCTTGTGCGTCAATCCAAGTGATTTTAATCACCGGACAATCCTGTAACTTCACTTTACTGGCGGTTGCCATACTTGCTTCTCCTCTCTTAAAATCCATAATAAACGAGCATTCTCAAGTACTCTGGCTTCATCGCCATCATACGCTTTTAATACTGCTTCGTACATCTCTAATTCAGTATTACAATCCTTTAACAACTTCTTGGACTTCACTGGACCAATGCCAGCTAGTCCAATAATGTTGTCGACCTTATCGCCTGTAAGGATCTGAAGATAAAAGTTACGGATTGCTTCTTCCTCGGTGACGAAATACTTCTCTTCCTTCACAAAGTTATAATGATGTCCACGAATCATATTAAGGTCTTTGTCAATACTGACAATGAGTATCTCATCTGGCTCATGCCGATAGGCTTCAATACCAATCGCATCATCCGCTTCCATTCCTTCTACTACTTCAAATCCCCAAGCTCTTTCCATGTATTCCCGAAGTAGTTGAAAATGATACGGCTTCGGTGCAACACGGTTGCCTTTGTATGGGGCAGTCACAGCGACTTCATGCCTGAAATTACCGTGACCTGTTAAGTAGCCCCACACTTCATCGATGCCGTCACTCAAGCTGAGATTGTCCAAGAATTCGGATAGACGAGCTAACGCAAACTCTGCTGGGTCTCCTTCCGATGCGAACCCAAATCGGTAAACTAAAATATCGGCATCAACTAAAGCAATCATAGAGGAATTTCGTCGTCTTCAAACTCTTCAGCATCACTGTTGTAAACCTTCAAATCAGTGATAGTGATTTTCATCAACGATGGAGAAACTCCTTTTTTGTTTTTCCAACTCCATTCATACGGCTTGATAATTGCAACTGCTTTAGAACCATTACCAACAGCTTCGGTAATCTTCTCGCCACTCTTGGTAAGTGGCTCAATTTCATAATTACTTTTAGCCGTAATGAACCAGCCTTTCTCAGGCTTGTCTTCACGCTGGCGTGGCTCAAGCCCTGCTGACTGCAGTGCTTCGACTGCACCAGTGCTGAGATTGGTAAGGTCTACTTGATACTTACCTGACATTTCATTCTTAGTGGTAAAGAACGCCCACTGAACTTCTGCTTCGATCTTAATTGGCTTTTCAATGTTTGCCATAATAACTCCTTTGTTATACTGCGGTTAATGAGATACTGCTAGTGCATCTTTCCGGAGAAAGATTTCATTTCATCAATACCTTCCATTGTTTCTTCAACAATGCCGTCTGCGGCTGCAATCAAGCAGTCTAGCGTTGTTTCCAAATCAACAGAAGTACCGATAGAAAATGTTCGGTCAGTATACAACACAATTAATACTTGACCTTCAACTTCTTTTTCTTCACGCTCTAGTGGGTTTGTTTCCATGTATCACCTATTTTATATTCGCCTGTTAAAGGACAATTCATTTTAAATTCCAATCCTGCATTGGTAATTGATTTAACACCGGATTGACCCACTTCATCTGCATACTGCTCAGGAACTTCAATCTGCCATTCATCATGAACATTAGCAACTAATTTAAACGGTATTTTCCGTTTTGTCAAGTCTTTGTGTAATAAAACCAACGCTTGTTTCATGACTATCGCACCAGCGCCCTGCAATAGCGTGTTGACCGCCGAATGCTCCGAGCGAATGAGTAACTTGCGTCCGTCGAGACCTTGAAGGACTCCCCTCGCAGCAAACGCTTTAGAAACACGGTCTCTGAGCCTTTGAAGTTTCGGTGTGTTTCGTAGAAAATTATCAATGAGCCTTTGTCCTTCTTTCGGTGTGCCTCCAACAATCTTCCCGATCTTGGCA